ATCAATCAGTCAGGGTAAATTAAAAACTTTTACATATGTAGTTGATGATAGTGATACAAGACAAAAGTACGATATACCCGATATTAATGTAGATACTTCATCTATAGTTGTTAAAGTTAAACCTAATGCTGCTAGTTCAGCTGATGCTGTATATACCCTTGTTACAAATATAGTTAATGTTACAGGAACATCAGAAGTTTACTTTTTACAAGAAGGTCTTGATGGAAAATATGAAATTTATTTTGGAGATAATGCATTTGGTAAGAAATTGACTGCAGGAAATGTGGTAACATTTGAATATTTAATATCAGATGCTGCAGCTGCAAATAATGCTACATCTTTTGCTTTAGACGGAAATATCGAAGGGAATACTAATGCTACAGTTGTTATGGTAAGTAAAGCAGCTGGTGGAGCTATAAGAGAAGATATAGAATCAATTAGGTTTAATGCTCCGTTATCATATCTTTCACAAAACAGAGTTGTTACTGCAGATGATTATTCTACAACAATTAAAAACCAATATTCAAATGCTGAAACAGTTTCAGTTTGGGGCGGTGAAGAAAATGATCCACCTGAGTACGGAAAAGTTTTTGTATCAATTAAACCTAAAACTGGAACCACTTTATCTATAGCTGAAAAAGATAGCATTAAAGACACAATCTTAAAACCAAAAAATATTGTGTCTATCACACCTGAAATTATAGATCCGGTGTATACTTACATAAAATTAAGTGTTTTCACTAAATATGATCCAAACTTAACATCATTAACATCTGGCGAATTGCAGACTAAAATAAGAACAGCTATTTCAACATATAATGACACTAACTTAAAGAAATTTGACGGCGTATTTAGACATTCTCAATTATTAGGAGAAATTGATAACACCGATGCATCAATTTTAAACTCAACAGTTAACATTGGAATTCAAAAGAGATTAGAACCCACTTTAAATGAGGCTAAGAAATATACTCTTGAATTTGAAAATGGATTCTTTACTAATATTGGTGCAACTCAATCAATTGTTAGTTCAACAACATTTACTTACGAAGGTTTAGTTCAGCAATTTCAAGATGTGCCTATTACAACATTTGCTGTAGACTCTGGTGCATCAACTGGACCTTATGCAGTATACGGAACAGAAAATGGATCATATGCTGGAAGTAAAGGATATTTTTATCCACTTTATACTACAACCGCAGCGGCTGATGCTAGAGATATTGTACAAGGTGGAATTGGTACAAATATAGCGTTAACATTTTTAGAATTTAATGGAATAACTTTTTATATGCCAGCTTCATTCTCTAACTTTGGTTTAACCTCTTATGATAGTTCTATAAATACTTTATTCCAAACGAATACTTCATCAACTACTAGACAATTACAGATATTTAGAATGAGTACAACAAACCAAAAAATTATATCTGTACAAAATGCAGGAACAGTTGATACAGTTAATGGTATTGTCACTATTAATTCATTTAATCCTTCGGCAATTACAGGATCATATATAACCATAACAGTTACACCAAACTCAAATGATATTGCACCAAAAAGGAATCAACTTATTGAAATAGATATGAATAATGTTACAGTAACACCTCAAATTGATACAGTGGCCACCGGCGGAACAGTTGCTGGAATAGGTTACACAACAACACCGAGCGTCTAATGCGATATGATTTAAACTCATCAATACCGGAACATATTCGGACAAATGATCCAAAGTTAGTAGCTTTTGCTGAAGCTTATTTTAATTTTTTAGATCAAGATGGCGGAGCTGGAAAATTTCTTAACAGCCTTCCGGATTATCGTAATTTAGATGATGTCTCTACAACATTTATAGAATATTTACAAAGAGAACTTGCTGTATCAATTCCAGAACAGGTAGAAGCAGATAAAGTTAAGCTTTATAAAAATGTTACAGATATCTATTTATCAAAAGGTGCTGAACCTTCATATGTTGCTCTGTTTAACTTGATCTTTAATGAAGAAATAGAATTATACTTCCCTAGAGTTGATATATTAAAACCATCTGATGGTAATTGGGATCCAGTAAACCAAGGGTGGGTAGGTGATGACGGTAAAATATCACATCTTAAAAAAGTACAAGATTCAAGATATTATCAGTCTTTCTCTTATGTTATTAAAACAGGACAGACTATTGAAAACTGGAATGATGCTGTAAAGAAACTATTGCATCCAGCTGGCTTTGCATTTTTTGGAGAAGTTGTGGTATTTACAACTGCATCTGCTAGAATGCCAGCTAATTCACCCGGCAGACAGATGGATGTGGGTGCATTTAGCATTATTATTGATGTTAAAGATGCAAGAGTGAAATTACCAGCTAATTCTTTGATTATAGATATAGACAGAGTAACTGCTTCTGCTAGGCCAGTTGGTGTAAGTTTTTATCACGTAGACATATATAAATTCTTACCGAACTCTGAAGTTTATAGTACGCCTATAACAGTATCTCAATCAAGAGCATTAGCAGAAACAGGAGTAAATGCCGCTTATAGTGTAACTCCTCCCAATCATCCTCCGGGAACTATAAACGATTTTAAAGACTTTACGGTTGAGCAAGCAATCAACCAATTAAAGATTGACTTATCTTACAATTCTGTGATAACGATATCATAAACTTATATAAATAACAAGAAGGAAAAGGAATAACAAATGGTAGCCATCGTCACTAAAGAAATAAGGGTGCAAAATGCGGCTAACTTCATATCGGACGTTGGCACTAATAGCATGTATCTTTTTGTTGGAAGGACTCAACAATGGCCGAGTTCGGACACTTCTATAGATACTCCCGTAAATAGACTTCAAGATACTCAAACTGCTCATCAGAGAATGATGGCAGCTAAAAAAATAACAGCAGGTGATTTATCACATGCTGCTCCCAGATATAACTGGGTGTCAGGAACAACTTATGTTGGATGGGATGATACAGTAGATCTTTCATCAAGTCAATATTATGTTTTAACAGATGAACTTAAATGTTATAAGTGTATTATAGCAGGTTCGGGTGCATCGGTTAATAAACCAACAGGAACAACTACAAATAATATAGAAGCAGACGGCGGTGATGGATATCGCTGGAAATATATGTTTACATTAAGTGGTGTTAATGCTACTAAATTTTTAACATCTGCTTATATACCACTTAGCACATTAGCTTCAGATGATGGATCACTTCAATATGATGTCCAAGCTGCAGCTGATAATGGTGCAATTCATCACATTGTGGTTACAGCAGGAGGAACTGGATATACATCAGCTCCAACAGTAACTATTTCAGGAGACGGATCAAGCGCAACAGCGACTGCATCAATCGCAGGCGGAGCAGTTACTGGAATAACTGTTAGCGATAATGGTACTAATTACGAAAATGCTACTGTAACAATCTCAGGTGGTGGTGGAAGTAACGCAACTGCAAGACCGATTATGTCACCAAAAGGTGGGCATGGATCTGATCCAGTAAATGAACTTGGAGCTTTCTTTGTCATGTCTAATATTAAATTAGATGGTGCTGAAGGTTCAGGTGACTTTCCAATCGACAATGATTATAGACAAATAGGAATTATACGTAATCCATATAATCATGGAACAACTACAACATCTACAGCTGCAACAATGTATGCAAATAAGTCTATGACTTTAACATCAGTAAGTGGAACATTTGCGGTAGATGCTCAAATTACAGGTGGTTCTACTGGTGCAGTAGGTTATATTGATTCAATATCAGGTTCAACAATCAGATATCATCAAGACTCAGCAACAGGATTTACAGCATTTGGTGGCTCAGAAGCAGTTACTTCTGGATCAGCTAGTGCGACAGTATCAAGTCTTGGAAATCCAGAAATGGAAAAACATTCAGGACAAATAATGTATTTAGAAAACAGAGCAGCAATTTCAAGGGCTTCGGCACAGATAGAAGACATCAAACTTGTAATTGAATTTTAGGATATAAAACATGGCAGACTTTAATGTATCACCTTACTATGACGATTTTTTATCGGCAGGTGCAGATGGTAAAAAACCACAAGAAAAATATTATAGAGTATTATTCAGACCTTCGGTAGCAATTCAAGCCAGGGAAATGACACAGCTGCAAACTACTCTGCAGCAACAAATAACAAGCTTTGGAAATCATGTATTTAAAGAAGGTGCAATGGTTATACCAGGGCAAACTACCCTTGATTTAGAATATGGTTATATTAAAGTTGGTGCTACTTATAACTCAGATGATGTTGAAGGTTATAGAACTGATTTTCAAGGAATAACACTTACAGGCTCAACTAATGGAGTAACTGCAAAAGTTGTAGGAACAGCAGCCGCTGACGGCGGTGATGCTTTAACGTTATGGGTTAAATATACCAATTCAGGAACAGCAAACACCACAAAAACATTTGCTGCTAATGAAATAGTAACTGGAACAGGCATAAGTGGAACTACTAGAGGAGCTCAAATCAATTCTGCTTCATCAGATGTAGGATTTGGTTCAGCCGTACATATTGCTCCAGGTGTATATTATGTAAATGGTTTATTTGCATTCGTAACATCACAGACATTAATATTAGAAAAGTACTCTGCTACTCCTTCATTTAGAGTTGGATTAAACGTAACAGAAACATTCCAGTCAAATACACAAGATGCTACATTATCAGATAACGCTACGGGGTCACCTAATTATGCAGCACCAGGTGCACATAGATACAAAGTCGATTTAACACTTGCTAAATATACAACTGCTCAAACAACCGATGCTACATTTATTGAACTTTTAAGAGTTGAAGCTGGTAAAATTAAAAAGCAAATCAGAAGTACAGAATATTCTGTTCTAGAAGATACATTTGCAAGAAGGACTTATGATGAGTCTGGCGATTATAGTGTAAGACCTTTTAATTTAGACGCAAGAGAGCATTTACTAAGTGGAAATAATAGAGGAATATATTCATCTGGTAATGGTGGTGATGCTACAAAACTAGCAATAGGTATGGAGCCTGGAAAGGCCTATGTTAGAGGTAGAGAAATAGAAACAAATCAGGCTAAATATGTTACTATAGACAAGGCAAGAGAGACTGAACAAGTAGTCAACTCTATAACATCATTCACATTAGGTAACTACACTCTTATTACGCCAACATCTGGTGTTGAAATGAACTTGCCAAATGTTAATGAATATGAAAAAATTGATATATTGAACTCTTCTAATGCTACAGTAGGAACAGCAAGAGTAAGAGCTATAGAGTATCACTCAGGAACAGTAGGTGGAGGAACAGAACAATATAAGCTATACATTTTTGATGTTCAAATGACATCTACTAATGTCTTTACAACACATGCTGACCACTTCAAAAAAACCGGCGGTTCAACAGCCAGTGACTTTAGTGGAGACTTTGTTAAAGCTAGTGGTGCAGCTCAAATGTTTAGCACTGGTTCTAATAACTTATTGTATCAATTACCGTATGCGGCAACTAAGACTATACGAACAGCTGCAGGTCAAGTTGATACTACACTAACTGTCCGAAGAAATATACCATTGACAACAGCAAGTGGTGTAGCTCAAACAACTCTCGGTGCGGGATCAAATGAATCATTTCAAAATCCATTATCTGCAAATGATTATTACTTATGTAATGCTACAACTGGTGACGTATATGTGGCTACAACAGCAATTACTATAAGTGGAACAAATAACATTAACCTTGCGGTAGATTTAACAGGCCAAGGAGTTTCAGGTACAGCAAACCTTACACTTATCGCTACAGTTATAAAAACAATTGCTCAAGAATCTCAGAAAACATTAAACACTATTACTAATAAACAGGTAGCTACACAAGGTGCTGCTCAAGCAGCTGACATATCATTAGATTT